AGACAGCGGCAACGACCGGCGCGTAAGGGCCGCCGACTGACATTCCCGCCTCCCACGCATCCATAACAGCTAGAGCGCCCTTTACAGCAGCGGAAGACATGGAGGCTATTTTTCCGAGTTCAAACGCCTTTTTGGAATGCGTGTTCATCAGACTGGCGAGGTTGCCGAGGAACATCATCGCTCCAGCCAACTGCGCCGCTTGGTCAGCCTTCTTTTGGTCTGCTATGGCCTTGTCGATGGCGAGCAATTCTTCGCCGTGTCTAATTGCCTGCTCCTGCTCACGGTCGTAAAAGTCGATCAGAGCAGTATTGCGGCTGTCGTATGATGCTTTTTCAGCCGCCTCCACTTCCTGTATCTGAGCAAAAATCTCTCGGTTCTGCTCGTCTAGAAAGTCCATGATCTGCTGTGCGGCTAGGACTTGCTTTTTAATCTCCGCATCGTTACTGACGCCGACGAATGCGCCTATGGCTCCTGGGGCAGGCGCTGGCCCGGTCACCTTTGTAGGTGACGCCACCGACGCCTTCTGCATCGCCTCCAGCATTTGCTTTTGAGCTTCAAGAAACGCGATCTGCCCTTTAACGATCGCGATATCGTCAGCGGAGAAGATGCGCCCGAACACACCCATACTCGCAAACTCTTCGCTCGTCTTTCGCAGAGCGGCGAGCTTGTCGTTGACGACGGAAAGCGCCGCCACAGGATCGGCGGCCTGACTGCCGCTAATACTGAAGAATCTCGCCAACGTTTCGATAAACCCTGACGACGCGTCCTTAGCCGCGATCATCTGGTTCGTGAGCCTGAGCAGCGGGTCGAGCATCGTGGATACGATGCCGTTGACCAGCCCCCCGGTGCCGACGAGTTCCTGCCAACGGTCGTTCAACTCGTCCGCTTTGGCAGCGGACTCCTTGGTGACTCCGGATAGCTTCGACCCCCTGTCCACCAGCTCCTGAATCTTTGCGCCGCCCTCGGCGAGCAGCGGCGCGGCCCCCGCCCAGGACTTGCCGAGGGCGACCGCCGCCACGGCCGCGCGCTGCTGTGGGTCCTGGATGCGGACGAAGACATCCGATAGCTGCTTGAACGCCTCGAGCGGGTCCTTTGCGGAGACGCCCAGCGCTCTAAACTTCTCCGGCGATTTCCCCATCTCGACGGAGAGCTTGTTGATCGACGCCGCGATGCTGTCCAGGTCGCCACCGGATTGCTTGGCGGCCAGCTTCAGACCCGAGAGCTGCTCAACAGCGATGCCGGTGGTCTTGGATAAATCGTTCAGGTGATCCTGCGCGTCGATGGCGCCCTTGATGAGGCTGACGAAGTAGCCCACGCTCAAACCGATGCCAAGCGCGCCGAGGGCAGACTTCGCGCTGGCGACAGCGCCCTCGATGTCCTTCATGGTGCTGCCAACCATCGACTTGGCCTTGCCCATGTCGTCGGCGAGGCGAGCCAAGTTGGCGAGCATTTGTACTTCCAAGGTGCCGGCGATCAAGAGGATTCTCCTTTCATAGGTTCGCCAGATCCTTTAGGGCTTGCTGCATTGATTTCGCTACGACTGAAAGATCGACTGCTCCGCCATGCTGCCGTGCCGGCTCAGAGCAATCAGGCTTTTCTGCTCGATGAGATTCGTTCAAGTACTCGCGCGATAAACGGCACAGGAAACGCGATTCCCAAGGCTGCAAGTCAAGGCCGATCCGGTTGCACCACGCGTCGAGTTCGGCATTTGTTATCGGGCCTGGATAGCCACCGGCGGCCATAGTTGGCCCGATCTCGAACAGGTATGCGAGCAGGTACTCGGCATCAACCGGCGGCATGTCCGGCTGGTATTCGTCGTCCTTGCGCGCCTTGCGCATGCTCTCCAGGCGCGTGAGCCGCGGCGCGTCGGACTTGTCGTTCTTCGCCCTCTCCGGCGCGGTATTCAGCCAGGCGCTTTGTCGGACGTAGAGGCTGAGGTCGTCGTAGAGGGCTTCGAGAAAGACGACCAGTCACCAAGCCATTTGCCGAACTGCTCGGCGATGAAGCCGACGCTCGTATCAGAATAGACGGCCTTGTGCAGCGCCTCGCCGGTGAGAGAATCGTATGTGATGTTCGAGCTGAATTCCTTGGTGCAGCCGGCGAGGAATTCGGCCTGCTCGCGCGCCTTGTCTTCAGCGCTCTGGTCGGTCTTCCCCTTGCGCTTGAGCTTGTCGATCATGCGGTTCTGCTGCGCGGCCTGCGCTTTCGCGTACTGCTTCGATCCCGGGCCGTAGCCGGTGATCGTCATCGGCTTGCCGTCGTCGCCGATCATCGGCTCGTCGGAGGCGTCACGAAGCTCCAGGACGCCGGTTTCTTCGACTGCGTACCTACGAATGTCTGTCATGCGACTCCTCTATCGTTGGTAAATGGCTTTAAGCCTGCGCGACAATGACCGGCTTGCGGCAGATCGCAAACTCGGCGCTGATCTTATGGACATCGTTCACCGATCCGCCGAGATCAACGAACTTGCTCACCAGCACGTCCATGTAGTGAATCGACGTGTCTTGATAGGTGAGCTTGATCGAGTAGTGCGCGGTCGACTCCGCTGCGGTCTGGATGATGTCCTGCCCAGCGTTGCTCGGCAGGCAACCCAGTGTGATGGCCATATTCCCGTAGTTTTTCGAGCCGGGCACCTTGGCAACGACTTGTGTGTCTATCGGTGTAAATTCAGTGATCGCCTTGGTCATGCCGTGATCGCCGAAGCTTTCGACCTCGCCGGCTAGAGTGAATACGACCGTGGTCGCACCATATCCAGCGGCGTCGTATGTGGCTGGCAGGTTGGCGCTGATCGCAAGCGTCGCTCCCGCCAGGGATTCAATGACTGTTCTTTCGGCCATGATTTACTCCTTCAAGTTTCCCGGCGAGCGGGCGTAAAAAAACCCGCGCTAGGCGGGCTTGATGTGATGCTCAGTGGTGCTACGTTTTCAGGGCGAATTCCAGCGGACGAAAAAGTCACGGCTGCCCGAGTAGAGCGCTGTAGCTACGTCCTGCAAATCAGGACCCTCCTCTAGCGGGATGATCGAGTCAACGGACACGCCGTTCACCGTGCTGCGCTGGTGCGGACAGGCCGCCAGTACGAGCTTGAGGAGCGATCTGACGCCGGGATAGCCCGCCCCCGCAGGCGAGCCTTCCGGCCCCTTGAACAGCACCGAAACCTGCACCCTGTCGGTATGCTGCACCCTCGATTCGTTCATCTTCACGGTATTCCAGGGCAAGCTGCTGATCTGCGTGACGGCAATCGCCGGCATGACGGTGTTCAGCGGGAGGTCGCCGGCCATGATGCGTGTCGCCGGCACGACGGCGGTCACGGGCGCATTGTTCGCCAGCAAAAAGCGGATGACGACGACGCCGCTCATTTCGCATCCGGGTGTATTTTGCCTTCCGATTGGCGCGGGCTTCCTGGAACATGAAAGCCGTCATCAGTGCGATGCTGAACGGATATGCCGCTGCGCTGCATGTAGTCGTCAATGAACTCTTGGCGGGTCATTCGTCTCCCTCGACCATTACGTGCGAAGCGTCCAGCCCTTCCTTGGTCAGACGCTTCTTGATCTGCTCGCCGACAGCGACCAGTGCATCTTGCGCCCGCGCATCCATTGCTGGCCGCAAGAATGGTTTGGCTCTGGCGCCAGGATGCGCAACCTCTTTCGCGAACACGTTCATGAACGAAAGCCAGCCGCCTGCCTTCGCGGCTATGTTGTGCGCAGAAGTTCCGAACTCGACCATGTGCGCATAGAAAGCATCCCCGCCACGTTTGGTCTTGCCGCCCGCCTTGACGGTCGCCGTCACCTTCCCGTTCTTGTATCCCGTGCTCACTCTCAGGCTGTCGCGCAGCGCGCCGGTCTTCACCGGGACGTTCGCTTTGGCCTGCTCCATGATCACCATCGCGCCAGCGCGCAAGGCCGAGCGCATGATATTTTTTTCTACCTTCTTAGGCAAAGCGTCCAGGAACTTCTGCAACTCTGCCAGACCCTTGACGTGTGTGGTGTCAGGCATAGCTAACTCGAGTAACGCGCCAACATGCATTCGATCCGATCTTTATTCCCTACCTCCGCCGGACCCGAGATGATCTCGTACGTTATCGGTCCTGGCCGCCAGATGATCAGCCGCATGCTGGAATCGACATCGCTCCGGAAGTTGCTCTGCCATCGCGTCTGATTAACGGCTGTTGCGAGTTGCTGCTTGACCGCTTCCGAGCGCGAAGGCATCACGTCCTCTACGCCGCACCACACCACCGCGAGCAAGGTCCAAGTCACGACCTCGGTCCCAAAATCGGGGTCCTGCGCGACGACCTTGTATTCCAGGCGGCAGCGCTTGTTCAGAGGAAGAAGAGTCATTCGGAATCAACCCGCTCAACCTCGACGCCCTTTGCGCGAAGCTCGGCGATGATCTGCTCCAGGCCCTGCACTAGCCCGTGGAAGCCGGTATGGGCGTGAACCACCTCGTACCGCTCCGGATCAAAGCCCAGCAACATAATTTTCGCGGCTCCGGCCTTCTCGGCAATCCTGATCGCGGCCAGAGCGTTGTTCCGGATCTCGATCACGTGCCCGGGCCTGATGGTCACTCGCTCGTACCACATCCCTGCATACAGAGCGTCGATATCGCACTCGACCCCGCAGATCCGCAGGCCGGTAAAGCCCTCAGCGTCCAGCCAGAACGGATGGCGCGGGTCGAGGGCCACGAACATATCCGCCCAGGGCGCGAACTTGACCGCTCGATTGACGGCGACGGTCTTGAAGCCGCGGGCGCTCTCGGCGAGTTCCTCGTT